TGGTCATTCATCTGGTCCTTCATGGAGTTTCCGCCATTTTCCCAGAGCTGGTACTCGACGCGGTCCATACGCTCGGACATGGTTCTTCCTTGTTCATCGACGCCGATGGCTGTCTCGACGCGGTTGATGATCTTGTAGATCTTGTAGATGAAGGCTAGGAGAAATAAGCCTCCGCCTATGATTCCAACCACAGCGCCTACCTGCATTGATAGTTGACTTAGCAAGGTAGTTGCCTTTCGGTCGAGTATTAAAGATATATCAAATTATATATTAAGGATTAAGATATTAGTTGTTTCGGTTGTTTACTTCTAGGGCACATGCCCTTTATAGTCGCCAAGTAACAAAGATTCTAGATAAGTGATATGATAGCTCTTCTCTAGAAAAATAGAGGGTTTATATAATTTGATTGGAGCTAACGACGCATAGATGCTAAAGCAGGGTAATCAAATATGAGTGTATGGGAATCAGCAGAAGGACGTTTAGGTCCTGCAGCAAGCTGGTATGCAACTCATAATTGGTCAATACTTCCTTGCTACGGAATCGTCGGAGGCCGTTGCACTTGTGGCGGCGCGCATGTTGAACCAAAAGATGTAGGCAAGCATCCATCACTTCCAGAGTGGAACAAGTTTGCAACTACAGATGCTGCAACTGTTAATTCTTGGTGGGACAGAGATCCAAACATGAACATTGGAGTCATGTGTAAGTCTAGTGGATTTTTTGTAATTGATATTGATCCACGCTCGGGTGGACCAGATTCATTTGAAAAATTTGAAGCGCTTGTCGAAGGATTTCTGCCTCCAACAGTCGAGGCAATAACTGGAGAGTACACAATAGCTGGCGGAAAAGTTATGCGAGGCCGCCATCTATTTTATAAGTGCGAAGATTCAGAACAGCTTGTTGGAAATCTTAAGAAAGCTGGACTTCCTGGTGTTGATATTAAACACAATGGCTACGTTCTTATCACTCCGTCACGACACTTCTCTGGAGTTTGTTATGAGTGGGTTCTTGGAAAAGCGCCATGGGAAATTGAAATGGCACAGGCACCTGAAGAATTACTTATGTCTCTTCGTAAAAAGAATAGTCGTCGTAGCGGAACTAATCTTGGCGAAGGTGACTGGAGCTTCTTAGATGATTTAGATTTTGCTGGTGAACGTATTGATGTAGAGCGTCTGCTCGAAGAAGGAATTGAAGAAGGTTCTCGTGCTATTGATATCTATTCAATGACATGCGCGCTTGCTAACAAGTTTCCCGTAAACACTGAGGCTGGTCGCCTTGCCGTTGAAACAATGATGATTCGCTTTAACGCTGAAAAAGTAAGACCGCCACTTGAACTTGAAGGACAAGGCGGACTGCTTATGCATGTTCGCAGAGCAATTCAATTTGTTATTGATAACCCAAAGTCAGAGCGCATTTGGCCAGGACTACAAGAATGGGCAAGTAAGTCTCAAGAAGAGACGCGCTCTAAAACGTCTAGTAAAGCACGAGAAATTAGAACAACTGAGAATTATTCACCGCAAGATACTTACAATATGCCTGGAACTATTGGAGGCGGAATCACACAGTCAATCACAGACGGCGATTCAATCTCTGAAGCATCAAGTCTTTTAAAGATGGACGTGCCTAAGGACGTTGACGCTGTCTCGGAGAATGACGGTGGCGAAGCTGGAAAGCGTACTCTTACAGATACCGGAAATGGTCGTCGTCTTGTAGATTCATTTGGTCCTGCAATTCGTTATACTCCTGGACTTGGTTGGTTTCATTGGGACGGTGGATATTGGAAACCTGACGTTGAAAATCTTGAACTACAAGAGTTGACAAAAAAGCTTGCGCCTATCATTGCATCAGAAGTTGTAAACTACGAAGACGCAGATAAGCAGTCTGAACTTATGAAGTGGGCATTACAGGCAAAATCAAACTCACGCATAGCAGGTTGCATTGAAAATGCTACTTCAGATCCTCGCGTTCAAGTTGAAGTTAACGCGTGGGACTCAGACGAGACGCTGCTTGGTGTTGCAAACGGAGTTATTGATCTTCGCACTGGGGAACTTCTTAAAGGTCGTCCAGACTTATTTATTACTCGCCGCGCACCCGTTGCATACACACCAGGAATGCGCAATGTTAAGTGGGAACAGTTCTTAGATTTTGCAACAGGCGGAGATAAAGAACTTCAAGACTGGATTCAACGAGCAGCTGGATACTCTTTAACTGGTCTTCGCACGTATGACGTAATGTTTTTAGTCTATGGACCTGCAGGTTCTGGAAAAAATACATTAGTTGAAGCATTGGTAAAATGTATGGGTACACAACAGTACGCCTGGCCATTAGACTCTTCTATCCTTGCGCAAGGAGACGGTCATGCAAATGGATCAGATCTTTATCACTGGGCGGAGCTGCGCGGACGTCGCATGGTGTGGGTTGACGAGTTACCAGAGTCTGAACGCTTGAAGGAAAACTCAGTTAAAAAGCTTACAGGTTCAAGTGAAATTTCAGCTCGTTCACCTGGCGAAAAACCATTTACATTTTCTTCTCGCGCAAAACTTTGGGTAACAACTAATCATAGACCTATCATTAATGATGACGCAATGTGGAGACGTATTCGCCCAGTGCCATTAACTAACGTTCCTGAAAATCCAGACCCAGATTTGAAGCACTATATCTTTGACCCAGAAGGTGCGTTACCTGCTGTTCTTTCATGGGCAGTTGAAGGCGCAATTAAACTCCTTGGATCATCTGCGCGAGATGCACTTGGAACATGTAAGGTTGTTGCTGAGGCTTCAGAGATATATCGTAAGAACGAAGATCGTATTGGAATTTTCTTAAATGAAGAGACAAAGGAGTCAGAGGGAACGGTAGTTCCTATAAAGGCGCTGTACTCCGTGTATCGCGCATGGTCCGAAGAGCGCGGTGAAAGACCAATGACACAGATCGCATTCCAGCGTAAAATATCAGATCGTGGAATGACTGTAGTCGGTCTTGGCTCAAAAGCAGAGATACAAGGTCGTACACTTGTTCCGCGTGCGGTGCCAACTGGTGAGGTAGATTGGAACATTGCTGCACGTTTTAATGTTCACACAAACAATTAAGGAAAATAATGAAAAGTAGCACGCGCATATCTGTAGCAATAGCTATTGCTCTTGCAATTTCTTCAACTTCATCATACGCAATTGATAAGATAATAAAATTTGCAACTGTTGATGCTGGAGTTAAAGCGCTAAAAGTTGCGCCAGATGTTCGCGAAGGTTACGCTCGCTCGTTATTTAAGCACTGGTCCGATCTTGATAAGAACGGTTGCAGCACGCGCAACGACGTAATTATCGCCGAGGCGTTAGTTAAGCCTAAGGTTGAAGCAGGCTGCAAGATCGTAAAAGACACAGGCAAGTGGTACTCTGCATACGACGCAGTAACCGTTACAAATTTTTCCGCGCTAGACGTTGATCACATGGTTCCGTTAGCCGAGGCCTGGGATTCAGGCGCGAGTAAGTGGGACGCGACAAAGCGTGAGCAATACGCAAATGACGTGGGCGACGAAAACTCGTTGATTGCTGTCACCGCGACCACTAATCGTTCAAAGTCAGATCAGGATCCAGCCGACTGGCTACCTGCAAAGGATGTTTGCACGTACATTAAGAATTGGGTTTTAGTAAAATTACGTTGGTCACTTACAGTTGACGACAGAGAGCTCAAGGCAATTAAAGATGTAAACGCAAAGTGCCCTAAAACTAAGATCTCTGTTGTTATAGTAAAATAATAGATTATGTCTGCTGTTTATGCTCTTGTGTCGTCTGGTGAACCAGACATAGTTCGCTATGTTGGAAGAACTAAACCAGACTCACCGGAGCGCCGTCTTAAAGCGCACATAAAAGACGCTACAGCTGGTAGAAAGTATCACGTTCACAATTGGATTAGAAAAGTGCAGAAAGCTGCAGACACTGTAGTTGCCATAACTTTAGAGTCTGATCTTACCTGGGAAGAATCTGGTAAGCGAGAAATATACTACATAGCGTACTATAGATCTCTCGGTTTTGATCTGACAAACATGACATCTGGCGGTGACGGTGCGCCTAACTTGCCAGAAGAAGTGCGGTTAGTTATGTCTGCTAAAATGCGTGGAAGAGGGCATCCGCAGACTGAAGAAACAAAAAGAAAAATAAGTAAGGCGCATAAAGGCCGTAAGCCTTCTGATGAAATACGAGAAAAATACAGACAAGCAAAGCTAGGCAAGAGAGTTTCTGACGAGACAAAAGCAAAAATTAGCAAAGCAACCAAAGGAAGACGTCCATCGCAGAAAACAATAGAGGCAACTATATACAGAAATAAAAATACCCATATGACTGATGAAACAAAAGATAGAATAAGAATGACATTAAAAAAGCACTATTCAGAGGAGTCAGGTAGACTTCCTGGCGGAAGAAAGAGAAAAATAAACAATGAGTGAAAAAATATATAGTGTACCTGCCCCATCTGCAGCAGTGCCACAGGGGACAGCAGCACGACTTATTGAAGTTGCATTAGCCTATATCGGTTATGTAGAAGGCCCTAAAGATAATGAAACTGTGATGGGAGCGTTTACCAAAGCAAACTTCTTACCTTGGTGCGGGTCTTACGTTATGTTTTGTGCAAATGCAGCTGGTGTAAAAGTACCTAACACCGTTTCAACAGTTGCAGGCGCAGATGCTTTTAAGAAGCAAAAGCGTTGGTATGACAACGACGGAGTTAACACTCCACAACCTGGCGACATCGTTTACTTTGACTTTCCAGGAGACGGTGTAGACCGCATCTCGCACGTAGGAATCGTCGTAAAGGATAACAAGGACGGAACAATGATTTGCATTGAGGGTAACACCTCAGGCAACTCTAAGGGTGACCAGCGCAACGGCGGAGAATGCTGCAAGAAGGAGCGCGGCTACCTAAAGAACAACAAGAAGAAACTTCTTGTCGGTGTTGTCGGTTGGGGTCGTCCAGACTATGTAGGATCCGCAGCTGCTCCCGTTGCTCCTAAGGAAGTAAAGGAAAAAGACGCAACCGGGAAGATATATCCTGGAGACACGATTGATCCCGGAGAGTCTGGCGTTCATGTTAAGACTATTCAAGCGGCGCTTGAGATTAAGCCAGCCGATGGTCAATTTGGTCCTGTAACAAAAAAGGCGGTCATTGCGCACCAGAAGGCTAAGAAGCTACCTGTAACCGGTATCGTTGACGCGGCAACTTGGAAATCTATTACAGGACTACCTATAAAGTAGACCTTCTAGGTATATAGTAATACTAGTTTTTGATGCCTTGGGAGAACGCATCTAAAACATAAAGAGCCGGATAGCGCGAGTAATTGCGCGTCCGGCTCTATCTTTTTAATACTATTAAATTTATATTAATCTTAGAATTAAATACAGCTTAACTGCAGCTTATCGATACTCTTTTACCTGTCTAAATTGATTTTTATAAGAATCAAAGAAACGAGTTCTAAGTTTAGCAGTAACTGTGTTTTGAGCTTGTAGATCTTCTTGCATTCCTATAGACATCTGCCAAACTTCTCGCTGAAATGGTATAACTTGCGCAATAGGAGTTCCAGCAGGAACTAATCCTGCAAAATCTGGATCTGCCAACATAAAAACTATGTTTACTGGCGCGGTGTAAGTATCTGTGTCTACTACTCCTGGCATAGCTACAAAAGTGCTATTGCGATGAAGAGGAGGTAAGAATAGAGAAGAGTACCCTGGAGGAGTTTTTATACTCCACGGGTTAATCCACTTAGGAACTGAACTGTACGAAGTTGTTCCAGGATAAAGTGGGGCTTGCTCCGGCGGGTGAAATGCAATTGGGTTGTATGAAGGCCACTCATACCATGAATAATTTTCTTTTAGCTTTAGCTTTTTTACTTTAGCAGGAGTTAAAAGTTTTGTTTTTCCAGTCTGCTCATAATAGTCTTTATCAGCATACTCGGCTTTTTTTCTTGATACATATATGTCAGTGTACGTCTCGAGTAGGTACCCAGAGTTAAGTGCATCAAACACTGGCATACAACGTTTTATTGTTCCAGTTGTATTTCCATCACCACTAGGTTTTTTCTCATCTGATATGTATGATTCTGTATTTTTATACCACTCTGGAATCATCTTAAATGCTGGCTTAGGCTCGTACTCTTTTGGCACTCCGATTGTATCTGTAAAGATTATATCCATAGGTATACCTTACACCGTAATTAGTCTATTTGCGCTAATTTCCATGATAAAGTACCTTCATCCCAAAAATAAACTTTCCCATCTTGCGGATACTCAACAGGTGCTTCCCAGTCAGTTACTCCTTTTATCCAAGAAGGATAAGGCTTACTTATGACTAATGCTGTTCCATTAAAAAATCCACCTATAGAAGTTTCTCCATAAGTTTCAAAATCATACCAAGCAACTGCA